TGTATATTTATGGAACTGTCAACCACACGTTCCCATCATATTAGTAGGCCTGCCACAAGGGTAATACCTTGTGTCGCGTTTCATCATGTGAGTGGGCTGCGTAACTTCGACTTTGCAGTCAATCATTCGGTTAACTACTTTATGATGCCTATAGTTGTCTACGGTTGCCAGGCTTGCAGACAGCCTAATTTGGCCAGTGTAACTTCGACTTTATTGTCCTAATTTGGAACTCTCAGGTCGGGTGTTAATTCGAGTGACATACTGAATTATTTGAACCGTGCTATAGGATTGGTTGTTTACATTACTTATTCATTTACTAAAACAGTTAAAGCTTTGTCATTAAGTACCTAGACGAACGAAACATAGACAGTGGTAAAGATGTGTGCGAGATCAAGCGCTTAATAACCGCCTTTCACTAGATTCGATACCCCGTTTGCTATGTAGTAGGGATCCTGTGGGAACTTTGGTAAAGTGAATGCCGAGCCCTTGGCTAAGGGTGGTTGGTGGGCCGGATCCACTCGTGATGGTGTCACGTTAAAAATACTAGTGGTGGTTTACTATATACAACCAAATTCAAATATTTTCAAATATGGAGTCCCACAATGAATTCAAGCTGAGCGTGATCGGAAGCGCTCAAACCCTCTTATCTCAACTCGTTGACGACAATTGCGCGTTTAAAATGGATTTGATTGATGAATCTTTCACTGATCTTTTACCAATTGAAGTGGCTGGCGAATTTACATTCTTTTTGCTAGAACATTTTGGATTGACTTGTCGAACACAACAATTGATAACAGATATTGAAAGTACTCATGACATAGTTACATATGCCCAATATGGACACCGTTTACTACGCTTGTTGCATAGTTATAGTAAATGGTTATCCAAGGATAATGACTTGTACCACAATTTGTTGACTTTATTTGTACGAGATTTGACACGTGAAGGTGTTGAACCTAACCCTGGCCCTGTTTGCTCCAAGTTACGCACTAATTGCTCCAGTGACTTGATGACCGAATTTGGTATCAGTATGTATGGTAATACACCGCTTACCCGTGCCGAAAAGAGACGATTGAAGAAAGAAGTGCAAGCCATACGTCGTGCGTCCATGTATAACGATGCACACCGTATTCGTAGTGCATGCGCGCAGTTGGGGGGTGAGACTATATCTCAACTATTACCCACAGATATTAAAGAATCTGAGGCCCCGCGTCGCTGTTTAAAGTGTGATCAGAATCCTTGCGTCTGTTTTATCAAGCGCTTAGGATTTACCACAGCTGCTATATCGTTTGTTAGCGCTATAGTTCGCTTGGGTACAGCATTGTACCAAAGCAATTGCAGTGCGCAAATTGGATTTGGCCTTTTTTCAAAAGCTAATGATATGTGTGCCAGTGTAGAATCCTTGGCCACTAAGTTGGAAGACAAAATTGAACAATTGCCGAACGCTGCGGATATAGTTACAGGCATTAAAAATTCTGTTGATGAAATGCTTAACACTACAGTGTTCGCAGCTTTGGATATAAAGGTGCGAGATGTTATGAAAGCATGCGGTGTTTTGGCCGCATTGTGGGTTATTGTTAAAGTTGCTCGATTTGCTACCGAAATAGTGGAGATATTTAGCACGTTAGTTTTTACGGTGTTGAATATACCATCACATCTAGTAACGCTTTTTAATGCGTGGTTACAAACGCCTATGCTTGAGGGTGAGGCCCAGCTCGGACTGGACCAACCAGGTATGTATATATACATACCCCGTATTATGGCTATGTTTGCCTCTGTTTTCGTAGCTTATGGTGTACACAATATCCCTGGTCGAGACAACACACCAGCGGCGTGGCTGCAGAAGATTGGAAATTTTCCGCGTGCTATGAAGTCTATGGCTGAAATACATGAATATTTAACAAAAATTTTTAAGACAGTATATACTGAGGCTTCTATAATGATATTCGGATATGACCGCGAACTTTTTGCAGAAGGAATTCCTGATATAACCCATTGGCAGGCAGAGGTAGAATTGTATTCTGATGTGACTCAAACTAAGAATATGTGTAAAACCCGAGATGGATACAACCATGTGATGTTGTTGTGGAGTCGTGGACATGCTTTGATGCAAAAATACGCTCCAGCATTAGATGCAAACCTCAGAGCGGCCATGCAGCGAGATTTAGTGAGATGCACAAAGATTAAAGCAACGGTTGAATCTTCGTTCGGTATACCTGATGGAGTGCGTGCAGTACCTCTGCCAGTTTGGCTAGTGGGAGAATCGCAGATTGGTAAAACCACTATGCAGTATATTATAGCTGCTGATTTATGTGCCACTCTTGGCATATATAATGTCGATGAGCAAATTTTTTGCAGATGTGTAGAAAATGAATACTGGGAGGGTTATAATGGACAAGCAGTGGTGGTATTTGATGATTTCGGGCAAATGAAGGACAGTGTATCTGCGCCTAACCTGGAGTTTTTTGAGATAATTCGCTCCATAGGGTCGTTTCCTTATCCTTTGCACATGGCCGATATTTCGTTAAAATCTAATAGCTTTTTTACATCACCAATTGTTATTTGTTCTACGAATGCAGCGCACGTCCCTGTTGAGTCTTTGACTTATGAAGACGCAATTTGGAATCGTCTGACTCATTCGTGGCGTGTTACTATCAAACCAGAATATCAGATTAAAGAATATGATGCGTGTACTGGATCAGAGCGCGTGCGTTTGAATGTCCCATTAGCTCGAGAGCATGCACCCATTATGTTTGGCACTAATAAGAAGTCTGCAATAAATATGAACGTTTATCACTTTGAGCGTTTTCGTGCCATACAACGCCGAGAACCACAATATGAACAACCGATAGAATATGATGAGTTTATACGCATTCATTGTGAAGAATTGCGTGCACGCCAAAATCAAGGGGTAAATCTCAATGAAAATATTCGTGCATACTCCGCTCATCTTAAGGCCAAGCATATGGCCCAAGTAGAGGGTAGTGCCCAGTGTGGTGGTGATGCCGAGATAAGTACGGAGCTTGTCGAGGCGCCTACATTCACACACTTGCAGAAATTTTTCGACACATACACGAAGTGCGTATACAATGGCGTCTTACAGCAGTATACCCCTGAATTTCTGCGAATTCATATTGAGAATGAACGTACGCTGATGTGTAGAAAAGGATATAATCCTGATGAGACGTTGTTGAGTGAGTACCACGATTACACGGATAACAAATTTATGGCCCATTTAATCAGGCACTTTCTGTTGCATTATTTTGGTAGTTGGCACAAAGCTGAGCTGCGCCAAGGAGGGATATTAAATTTCATTAAATATCATGCTAGAAAGCGTCCAGAGTACTACGATGCTGCTATGGATTTTTTTCATGCCCAACTACTTAATTTTATACACAAACCGTGGTATCGTTTTATGGTTATATATGCGATTGCTGCTATGACACAATATATTGTGCATTTGATTAAGCAATGGCGTTGTGCCCCACCTGAAAACTCCGACGCTTCCGGAGTGGAGTCAGATACTCGTAATTTACAACCTAAAGCGCGTCAACATTTGACTGTACGACAGCATGTTAAGCCCGTGCGTATGCATGTAGAATCTGACACACGTAATTTACAACCTAAGGCTAGACAACATTTGACGGTTAAATCTAGCGCAAGGTTGGGCAAAGTAGAGGGTGCTTGTGAGATGGGTTTAGATCAGAATATGATGGCCGTTTTAGAATCGGTCCGACACCAGCAGTGGTATGCCATGTTGCGTTTTGTGAACGGGGATTTGCAAAAGCTTGGTACCATAACGAACGTTACAGGCACTATATACATGATGCCAGATCATTTCGTGAGGTACGTAACTATTGCAGCGTCTGGCGATCAAGAGTTAGACCGTATAGTACTCGTCAATGTAGCAAATCCGTTGTGTGATAAACATATTTTAATAGAAGATTTTATCCACAACGTGGTCACATATAACCCGCCTGCATCTACAAGTGATGATGAGGGGGTTCCGCGTGATTTGTGTTTCATAGATGCTGGGCGTACTATGCCTAGGGGGAAAAATATAGTTAAGCATTTTATGAGCAGCACTGAGTTATACAAGTTATCTTCATGCGAATTCAATGGTGTTCTATCTGGATTAGACTTTAATGGTAAATCACAACCCGAATTAGTTCGTAATCACGGTCCCTGCAAAACACATCAAAAGTGCACATACTATTTGACAGCAGGTGGGGTACGTGAAAAGTACACGTCGTACGATATTATTTCGTATTCTATGCCCACTAAAGCTGGGGATTGCGGTCAACTGTTGCATTGCAACTCTCCTATAATACGAGGGGGGCGTATTGTTGGTATGCATATCTCAACTAATGGGATAAATACCAATTATTCGCAAGTTGTTACATCTGAAGACATAGATGCCGCGATAAAGGAGTTTCCCGGATCCGCACAGTGTGTGGGCGCATTTGCAAACTTAGAGGCTTCTGATGATGCGATCGTTCCTTCAGGTTTTATATGTACTGGGAAGATTCCACCATTACCACAAGCTTCTAAATCATGCATAGTGCCATCGTCTTTACACGGATTAGTTCAACCACCGATATGCAAACCTGCTCATTTGCGCCCGTTTGTAACATCTACAGGAGAGATGTGTGACCCTTTGATTAAGGGAGTGGCAAAAGCAGGCGTTACGTGTGGGATCATAGATAAACCAACTCTTAGCATAGCTACCACAGATGTGAAAATTCGATTGCGAGAGAATCATGTGGCCGAACCACCGCAAATACGCATATTGAGTTATGAGGAAGCAATTCGTGGAATAGAAGGGAATGAATTGTTTCAGCCCATAAACAGGTCAACATCTCCCGGTTATCCATGGTGTATGAATCGTGGTGGTAAGCCGGGTAAAACTAAGTGGTTAGGTTCTGATGAGTATGATTTTACATCACCGGATGCGTTGGAGTTACGCGAGCAGGTTAATGATTTGATTGAGGCTTGTCGGACTGATCAGCCTCGAGATATATTATGGATAGATACACTCAAAGACGAGCGTCGTCCTATTGAAAAGGTAGACGAAGGTAAAACCCGGGTTTTCTCTAATGGTCCCATGCATTATAATATAGCTTTTCGCAAGTATTTTATGGGCGCTTTGGCACATTTACGCCACAATCGTATATATAACGGTATTGGCGTTGGCATAAATGTATGGTCAAACGAGTGGAATTTTCTTGCTGAGTACTTAACAGCAAATTCACCGACTATGATAGATGGCGATTTCTCTAACTACGATGGTACTCTATCAGACCAAATAATGTGGGAAGCGCTTGACGTTCTACACAGCTTGTATGATGATGGTGACGAGAACTATAAAATACGGAGTAATTTATGGTATTATGCATGTTTTGCAACTCGTCTGTGTCGTGATAAAGTGTATACATGCACGCACAGTCTGCCTTCTGGATTTCCGGCGACGGCAGAAGTTAATTCTATATACCAGTTGATTGCATTTCGTTGCATTTACCTTAAGATGGCTAGAACGCAAGCCCCACAATATGCGAACATGGCATGTTTTAACAAGTTTGTCAGGTTGATCATATATGGAGACGACAATATTGTTTCTATATCCGATGAAATCGTGGATTGGTTTAACATGGAAACCATCAAGAATGCATTTAAGCTATATTTGAATATGACGTATACTAACCCACAAAAGACCGCTGATATCGTGCTCAAGAAAGACTTGTCACAAGTCAGTTTTTTGAAACGCTCATTCAGACGACCGATTGTAAATGGATATAAATACACCAAGTATGTGTGTCCTGCAGATATCGAATCGCGACTTGAGATGTTAAATTGGACTAGGGTTGGTAATATCGTCAATCCTAAAGATATAGAATCAGACATTGTGTGTGAGGTTTTTAAAGAGCTCGCGATGCACGGATCTGATGTGTATAATGAGTATGTGCCCAAGATTACCACATTAGCGATCAACAATGGGTTAAAGAATATATATGATTTAGGGTGTGAGACATATATACGTAGCGTAGTGGATAACATACCACTCAAAATGCACCCAAATGATTTTTAAGGGGAAGAATGTGATCTTGCGATAAGTAGTCAAAATTGACGTGTATAAATACATTTCGTAGTGCTATTTTTCCTAACAGGCTTAGTTATTTAACTTTACGTCCCAGGATGGCCTCAGAGCAGCCCTCTGTATATCCAGGGAAACACGTCTCGGAAGATTTGTTTAATTGGACAATTTTCTTAAATAATGCAATTGCTGAACAACAAAATTTTAATACACAACCTGATTTACTTGAAGCAACTCAAACTATTAAATTCGACACACTAGTACATAGGGATGATGGTGATGTAGCGCACGATGAATTTGTGTCACGCGTTACAGACATGCCGCGAGCTATGTATGAACAAAACATTGACACTACTGAACGATCTATTCAGAATTATTTGAATCGCCCAGTCATTTTGCGTCAAGGGGCATGGTCTTCTTCTTTACCCCGGGGCGCCAAATTGACAGCCGTAACTTTTCCAAAAGATTTATTGAATGGTATATATGACATAACTCAAAATACAAAGAAAGTTGATGGCTTTGTAGGAATTAAAGCAAAGGTCAACGTACGGCTGGAAGTTAGTTCCCAACCATTTCAAGCCGGTTGTTTGTTGTTGAATTATATTCCATATGCGGATTACATGAAGTCGCATACACAATGGATCAATGGAGATACTACCACAGATTCTGTAGCGGCTTCAGGTTGCCCTCATGTTATAATGAATTTAGCAAACTCCACTGCAGTAACTTTTACTACACCTTACGTTTCACCTTATCTGTATGCTAATTTGGTAACTGGTCAGGGCTCATTCGGTGTTGTTACTATTTCTGTGTTGTCTCCGCTTTCGTCTCAGACAGCTAGCACTGTTAATTGGACTTTGTGGGCCCATTTTGAAGACGTTGAGTTGGTATATCCTACTCCAGCGCCGTTAGTAGATGGAACTGGCTGGGCACAAGTTGGCGGTGAAATGGCTACCATGCAGAGTAGGGGAACCATTTCATCAGCAGTTGGTACTGTTGGACGAGCAGTTTCATCCTTGTTACCCCATGTAGGTCTGGCCTATCTTTCGCGCCCGGTGGAGGCGTTCTCAACTACTGCTGAGTCTATCATGAAGTATTTCGGATTTTCTAAACCTAGCGTTACTGCTCCAGTGACGCGCGTTCTTCAATCCCCAGCACGTTTCTTTTTAAATTCGGATGGTTCAGACGCGTGTCATAAATTGGCGTTGTCTGCAAATAATGAATTGCAAACTTTTCCTGGTTTTGCTGGAACTGAAGAAGATGAAATGCGCTTGGATTACGTTGCGGCTCGACCATGTTATACGACGTCGTTTAACTGGTCAACCACTTCTGTTGCCGACACTTCGCTCTTTTTGTTGCCCGTGTCTCCTACCTCCACTATATCTTTTGATTCACCTGTTTCAAATGCTTATGCGCGGGGCTTGGTGATGCCACCTGCAGCAAAAGTAGCTTCAAATTTTAATTTGTGGAGGGGAGATATGGTTTACACTTTTCATTTCGTTAAGACACAATTTCATAACGGTAGATTGAGGGTATCTTTTCTTCCTTACGCATATGCAGACTCCACCACTATTCAGAATATGCCGGCTTATGCCCATACTGAGGACATTGATATTAGTACTTCTAGTACCTTTACTTTTCGTGTACCATATACCAGCGTTCGACCATGGTTACATACTGCTTTTAATCCAGATGTGCCTGTTACTGCTGGGGATCCACGTAATTTTGCGTGTGGTGTCCTTCAGATTTCAGTCATTAATCCTTTAGTTTCTGCCAGTACTGTTGCGTCTAGTATTGAAGTTTTGGTATTCACTTCATTGGAAAAAGCTCAATTCGCAGGGCCACTAAAATCCGTACTACTACCATACAGCATTCCTAATGTTGCTCAAGTAGGAGGAGAGGTGACCAAGGAATCGTCGCAGGCAACTGTGGATCGCCCTCAGCTACCCATGCTACCATACGCTTCGTGCGTGGGCGAAGTCATAGCTTCATATCGACAACTCCTTAAGAGGTTTTCTCAATGTGGTTCCATAACCCTTTCAAAGGTAGATGCTACAACTACGGCTCAAGGATCATCTGGTAACGGGTTTGTGTTGTTCCCTTGGCAGCCTGTTCGCCCTCAAATTGGCAATTTTTCTGTAGCAGCAAATGGTGCTATGACGCCTAAATATACTAATAAAGATGATTTTTCAACTACATCAATAACTACATTACCTGATTTGTATTCGCAGATATACTCTCAATATGCATTTTATCGGGGATCTATGCGTTACAAGTTAGTTGTCTCTCAACCTTCTACAACCTGGGATAGATCTAAGCCCATTAATATTTTTATTAATATGATCACTACCCCAAAAGAAAATGCTTTTTCCCCTTTTATGCGGGCTTCCACTACTGTGGGCCAGGACAATTTAGGTACTGGTCCTATACAACCACTATTGGATTTACCTGTTCTATCTACGGCGACCTTGAAGACTAATTTTGCCTATCAGCCCGGCTTTGCTGAACACAATTTAGTTGTGTATCCAGATAAAGAGGGTGTGATAGAATTTGAGGTACCCTTTTTGGCAACTGGGCATATGGTACCCACATCTTATGGGCTTTTTAGCGTAGATCGCGCACGATCCATTGTATACCCACTCCCTACCGTTACTGTTTACAGCGGTGGTACTGGAGGATTGACTGGGTGTGCAATCGACGTGTATAGAGCAGTCGGAGATGATTTTTCTTTTGGCTCTCTTTTGGGCGTGCCTAAACACGCCCTCTGGCGTTCATCTTTGGACCCAGTATAAACTACTTCCTGTTAGAGTATGCATAAACATGTTCTAGCAGGTGACTAGTATCTTTTAAGACTCCACACTCTATACAATTTCTCCTGTGGACTCGACACATACGTATATAAACCCGTGGCGTGAATATGCCATTTCGGTACACACGCGCTTAGTTGGCAGCCTTTTTGGTGTTTGCCTTAAGCTAGGTCAAGGTATACTTATGTGCTATTGTGAACGACGAGAGTATACTCGTCCCTTCCCATTCG